ATCAGGTGGTAATTTAACTACTACAGGTATATTGAGTGTAACTGGTACAGGTACTAGCAGTATTGCTGGTAACTTAGACATGACCAGTAACAATATTATTAATCTTGCTACACCAGTAAATTCAACTGATGCGGCAACAAAACAATATGTTGATGATGTTGCACAAGGCTTACATACACACGATAGTTGTAATGCAGCCACAACAGGCACATTAGCAACAATATCAGGTGGTACTGTTACATATAACAATGGTACAAGTGGTGTTGGTGCAACACTAACAACAACAGGTTCATACACAACAATTGATGGTGTTACATTGTCAAATGGTATGCGTATCCTTGTCAAGAACGAAGCAAATGCCGCACATAACGGTATATATGATCGTACAAGCACAACAGTATTGACACGTTCAACTGACTTTGACACACCAACTGAGTTGGCAGGCGGCGACTTTACATTCGTCACAGCAGGTACATTGTACGATAACACTGGTTGGGTAATGACTGATGCCGTGCCAACAGTTGGTACTGATCCAGTCAACTGGACACAGTTCTCAGGTGCTGGTACATATACTGCTGGTTCAGGCTTAACATTAACCGGTAGTCAATTTAGTGTAAACGTTGCACAGCCAACAATCACCAGTTTAGGCACACTAACAAGTTTAGGTGTAAGTGGTAACATCACAGCAGCCAATATCACCGCTAACACAGGCATATTTAGTGGCAACGGTAGTGGATTGTCACAGTTGGCAGGCGGTAACGTAACTGGTCAAGTAGCAAACGCATTGGTTGCAGGTACAGTATACACTGCGGCACAACCTAACATCACAAGTGTAGGCACATTAACAAGTCTTGCAGTTACAGGTAATACAACATCAGGCAACGTATACGCAAACAGCGGTACTATCGGTGCAAGTTTATTGACTGGCACTTTAACAACGGCAGCACAACCAAACGTAACATCAGTTGGCACACTAACAAGTCTTGCAGTTACAGGTAACACAACATCAGGTAACGTATACGCAAATAGCGGTACAGTTGGTGCATCATTACTAGCAGGAACGTTAACAACTGCCGCACAGCCAAATGTTACAAGTGTTGGCACATTAACATCATTAGGTGTAAGTGGTAATATAACAGCCGCAAATATAACTGCGAATACAGGTGTGTTCAGTGGTAATGGTAGTGCATTGTCAAGTCTTACATTTGGTAATATCACTACGATTTCTACTTCTGGTCTAACAACAGACGAGATATACTTGCAAGCAGGCACTAGATTAGATGTTACAGCCAACGGCGCTAGTGGATATCTATTCGACCAATATGGTAGCGGCAATAACCCTGCATTATATGTTGAAAGTGGTCAAACTCTAGCGTTTAATTTAAATATTGGTGGTCATCCATTCTTAATACAAACATCAGGTGGTGCTAATTATTCTACCGGTTTGACACACGTTGCAACAACAGGTACAGTATCTAATGGCGCTTCTGCTCAGGGACAAACTGCAGGAACATTATATTGGAAAGTGCCATATGGTATAACAGGCAATTACAAATATCAATGTTCAGCACACGGTGCAATGAACGGAAACATTGTTATTACTGATGCTAACGTTTCTAACATTAGCGTTGCTTCAGCAACCACAGCAGGTACGATAACAACTGCGGCGCAACCTAATATTACATCGACTGGCACGTTAACATCATTAACTGTTTCAGGTAATATTACAGCACAAGCAAACGTTACACTTACAAGTTATCTAGTACAATCTGTTGCTACAGGTATATCGGCAGCAGGTTCTACGCAAGGTACTGCTACTGCCCTAGCAAAAGATATTAACGTAGTAAGTACTGTAAGCGCAAGCCAGGGTGTTGTGTTACCAACAGCAGTTGCAGGTATGCGTATAACTGTTATGAATACATCGGCTACTGCACTTAATGTTTACCCAGCATCGGGTGGCGCAATCAATAGTGCGGCCGCAAACGCAGCCTATTCATTACCGGCTGGTGGCAGATTAGATTTCATAGCAACTACTACCACACAATGGTATACACTCAGCGCAACTTATGCTTAATTAAACAACCAAGTATAAGTTTCTTTCTGTGCTTTGATATAATTGTCGTAAGTTTTATCTACAAAATTTGGTATGGGCTTGTTTGTTATAATAGACAACAAGCCTAATACCTTTTCTTTATTAAACAATATATCTTCTAGTTTGATTTCAAATACTTTATCTTTATATTCATTTGGTACTACTAATGGATATTTGTAAGAGAATGGAAACATATGTGTATTGTATGTGTTTAACTCATAATTTTTTCCAAGTTTATGATATGCAAAATTAACTATATACTTTGTCATTTTTTCTGAAAAGGTAATGACAATATTTTTTCCATTAGGAAATATACTGAAAAAAGATTCCCAATTTGGTGCATTGTGTTCTCTATATGTTAATGGCTTATCATCATATGTTGTTAATATAGATTGATAATCTTTTTTGTCATCAATGGTACTAGCAGGCATAAAAGGATAAAAAGTAGAATCACCTTCTGAATTATTCCAAAAACTTACATCGTGTGCATGCGTATTAGGAAATTCTATAACTCTTTGATATGCTACATGGTCTTGTGCTAGTATTTGTTCCAATATGGTTTTTATGAAAACCCCACAGCATCCAGTAGTAAAACTTATTAAATACGTTTCATTATTAATCATGCATATATTTAATGATAAGTAGTATTGATGAACGTATTTCTACTAGATTATCAAACAAGACTACGTGCTTGGCACGACCTCAGAGAAAAAATAAGTTCTTGCGATTTAAAAGAGAAATGTATACAGATAGATGCATTTTGGCAACATTGTCCACAAGTACATTATTACTTACATCCAATAGATATGCCACAATGGCCTAACCCATGGGAGTTATTGGCAGATAATAATTATTGTCCATATGCACGTGCTTTGGGTATGATTTATACATTTTTGTTATTGGGTATCAAAGATATTGACTTAGTTGATGCAAAAGACGATAATAGTGAAGATGTGGTATTAGTCCTTGTTGATAACGCAAAATATGTACTGAATTACTGGCCTAATACGGTAGTAAATAACTGTCTACAAGACTTCACCATAACGAAACGCTATGACGTTTCGCCAATAATAAACAGAATAGGCAAACCATGAAAATATATGTTACGAAAAGAAACGGCAATAAAGAGATTTTAACATTAGAAAAGTGGCAAGCGCAAGTAGCAAAAATATGCAAAGGTATAGCAGATGTAAGTCAGTCAATGATAGAAATTAAGGCTCAGCCACATTTCTATGACGGAATCACTACTAGAGAAATTGATGAAATAACACTACGTGCGGTTGTCGATCTTATCGATATTGAAAGTAATCCAGATATTGGTAATACCAATTATCAATACGTAGCAGGCAAACAGCGCCTTAGTATGCTACGCAAAGATGTATACGGAGACTATAATCCTCCCCATCTTTATGAAATTGTAAAAAAGAATATATCAGTTGGTCTTTACACACCAGAATTATTAGAATGGTATAGTGAAGATGACTGGAACAAAATGAATGATATGCTTGAGCATGAGAAAGATGAACAATATTCTTATGCGGCTATCGAACAGTTGATTGAGAAATATCTTGTGCGTAATCGTAGCACAAAGGAAATTTATGAGACACCACAAGTACGCTACATGGTTGCAGCCGCCACTGTATTCCACAAAGAGGAACCCAACAACGCCAGAATGCGTTACATCAAGGAATATTACAACGCCGCAAGCGACGGTTTATTTACTCTTGCTACTCCTGTTCTTGCCGGTCTTGGTACTCCTACTAAGCAGTTTAGCAGTTGTGTACTTATCCGTAGTGACGATGACTTGGATTCAATCTTTGCGTCAGGTGAAATGATGGCTAAATATGCTAGCAAACGTGCTGGCATAGGTTTAGAGATTGGTAGATTAAGACCTCTTGGTAGCCCCATTAGAGGTGGTGAGATTATGCACACCGGCATGATTCCTTTCCTTAAGAAGTGGTTCGGTGATTTGCGTAGTTGTTCACAAGGAGGCATACGTAATGCAAGTGCTACTGTATTTTATCCCATTTGGCATCATCAGTTTGATGATCTTATTGTACTTAAAAACAATCAAGGAACCGAAGAAACCCGAGTCCGTCATATGGATTATGGGGTTGTGCTTAACAGTTTCTTCTGGAGACGATTCAGAAACAAAGAAACCATAACTTTCTTTGATCCAAATGAAGTTCCTGATTTATATGAAGCATTCTATTCAAATACTGAAAAGTTTGAAGAACTATATGTAAAGTATGAAAAACAAAAAGGCTTACGTAAAAAGGTTATGTCAGCCGAAGAAGTTTTCAAGAGTGGTATACTTAAGGAGAGGACTGATACAGGTAGAATATATCTTGTATTCATCGATAATGTGATGAATCAAGGACCATTCGACCCTGAATACCACACTATCTATCAGTCAAATTTATGTTGTGAAATTCTACTTCCTACTAAGCCCTTTAAGCGTTTGGACGACAGCACTGGTCGTATCGCTCTATGCACGTTGGGCTCAATCAACTGGGGTGCATTCAGAAACCCTGAAGATATGCGTAGGGCTTGCCGCATATTGCAGCGCAGCCTTTGCAATATATTGGATTATCAAGATTTTCTATCCATACAGTCTAAGTTAAGTAATGACGAGATTCAGCCATTAGGTATTGGCGTAACCAACTTAGCGTATTGGCATGCTAAAAAAGGATTGAAATATGGTGACAAAGAAGCACTGCAAGAAGTTAAGAGTTGGATGGAACACCAAGCATTCTATCTCACAGAAGCCACGGTCGAACTCGCAAAAGAAAGAGGTCCGTGTAGTGAGAGTAGCAAAACACGTTACGGTCAAGGTAAGTTTCCCTGGGAACTCAGAGCAAAGGGTGTTAACGAATTGGCCAATTTTAGTCCCGAACTAGATTGGGAACCATTACGTGAACAAATGAAAACATATGGAGTACGAAATGCAACACTTATGGCCATTGCTCCTGTCGAATCTAGTAGCGTCGTTATTAATAGTACTAATGGTATTGAGTTGCCTATGTCCCTCATTACTGTTAAAGAAAGTAAGGCGGGTAGTTTCACACAGGTGGTTCCAGAGTTTCAGAAACTCAAAAACAAATACCAACTAATGTGGGAACAAAAGGACTGTGTTGGGTATATTAAAACTGCGGCAGTTTTGGCCGCTTATGTTGATCAAAGCATAAGTACTAACACGTTTTATAACCCAGCACACTTTACAGATAGAAAAGTTCCAACTACACTTATTGCTAAGAACTTGATGCAAGCCCATATGTGGGGTCTAAAGACCTTCTATTATAGTTTGATAAACAAACAGGGTGCAAAGGTTCAAGAACAAGATGTTATTGAGAACACAACTGTAGAGAACATTGAACTATTAGACGATGATTGCGAGGCATGTAAGTTATGAGAAATTTATTGAATCTAATGGAAGATACTTTGAACGATACTTGGTTCAAGGATGGATTTCAAACTTATAAAAAGCCAGCAAAAGAAAAGTACGAGATTGCACAACAAGACGGAACTATCCAAACATTAGAGGGTCCTGTTAATTATAAAGTGGGGTATTATATTTTGACTGGACCCAAAGGTGAACAATATCCTATGCCACCCGAAAAGTTTAAAGAACTTAAAGATGATTTGGGTGATGGAGTATGTACTCCTAAAAAGATTATGAAAGTTGCGAAACTTGCAGACCATGATGGTAGTGTAAAAACATCATGGGGAGAAACATTGAATTATACTGCTGGTAACGATTATATTGTAAGACATGGCCCCGGTGATTATGGAGTCGTAAAAGCAGACATTTTTAAACAGACGTATCATACAAATGAGTAGACAACAATACAACTTACAGACAAAGACAGACTACATCAATCGTAAAATGTTTTTGGACCCTGCTGGTCCTGTAACCATTCAACGTTTTGAAGAAGTAAAGTATAATAAAATTGCAGACTTTGAAAAGACTGCACGTGGATTCTTTTGGGTACCTGAAGAAATCAGTTTGACTAAAGATTCGCAAGACTTTAAAGATGCTAGTGACGCAGTAAAACATATCTTTACTAGCAATCTACTTAGGCAAACAGCACTTGATAGTTTACAAGGGCGTGGACCCAGTCAAATCTTTACACCAGTTATATCATTGCCTGAATTAGAAGCACTTGTTTATAATTGGACATTTTTTGAGACTAACATTCATAGTCGTAGTTACAGTCATATTATTCGTAACATCTACAATGTACCCAAAGAAGTATTCAATACTATACATGATACAAAAGAAATTGTAGATATGGCAAGTAGTGTTGGAAAGTATTATGATGACCTGCATAGATTAAATTGTTTAAAAGAAACTTCGGAGTCTCCATCAGTTCCTTTTAGTGAAGCAGACCATATTAAAGCAATCTATTTGGCATTACACGCAAGTTATGCACTAGAAGCATTTAGATTTATGGTAAGTTTTGCTACAAGTTTAGCAATGGTTGAAAACAAAATCTTTATTGGTAACGGTAACATTATTAGTTTGATTCTACAAGACGAGTTACTACATAAAGGTTGGACAGCATTCTTAATCAATCAAGTTGTCAAAGAAGATAGTAGATTTGCCAAAGCAAAACAAGAATGTGAACACGAAGTACTTGCGATTTACAGCGATGTAATACGTGAAGAAAAAGAATGGGCTGAATATTTGTTTAAGAAAGGTCCTGTTATTGGTCTTAACGCAAATATATTAAAAGATTTTGTTGATTATACAGCACAAGATGCATTGAAGCAGATTGGAATCAAGTATTGGAATCCAGCACCAAAAACAACTCCTATTCCATGGTTCAATAAACACAGCGAAACTAGTAAAAAGCAAACAGCATTGCAAGAAAACGAAAGCACCAACTATGTAATTGGTGTTATGAGTGATTCAATAGACTACGAAGATTTACCTACATTATAATAATAAGGAGAAAATAATGAAAGCCATAGTATGGAGTAAGTATCATTGTCCTTTTTGCGATCAAGCAAAAGCATTATTAACACAAAAAGGATATGAAATCGAAGAACGCAAAATTGGTGATGGATACACCAAAGAAGAATTATTAGAAGCAGTACCAACTGCCAGAACAGTACCACAAATCTTCTTGGGTGAAGAATATGTAGGTGGATTTACAGAACTTAAACAAAGGTTAGCAGCATGAATTTAAACACAACAGTAGGTCAAGTATATACATTTAAAATGAACAGTGGCGAAGAATTAGTAGCCAAAGTTAAATCAGCGGGTGAAGGGTATGTAGAATTAGAAGAGCCAGTGAGTATTGCCCCTGGACCACAGGGCATGGGTTTAGTCCCCAGTTTATTCACCTCAGAACCCAAGGCCGCAGTTAGACTAAATACTAATAGCGTTGCTATCGTTGGTCCAACGGATGACAATGTAAAGATGAAATATCTTG